TGCGTCAGGAATTATAAATAAGAATATGAACAATGAAAAATGTCATTTTTGTAGTAGAAAAACCGAATATGCCCCATTCGTGGTAAAGAATGTTTGTATTAAGTGCTTCAAAAGTCGTAGAACATACCCAAAATCATATTTTGTGAAGTTAGCAACAAGAATATCAAAGATAAAAGGATATAATGATGAGGAATTGCACAAATTAAGAGTAACTTTAATGGTCATAATTAGAACTGAACGATTAAATTCAAAATACGAAAATATAATTGGAAGTAGTGTAAATGAATGTAGGGATTACATTGCTAATATGTTCACAGACGGAATGTCTTGGGATAATCACGGAGAATGGCACATAGACCACATCAAACCAGTTAAGTTATTTCGTGGTAAAAGCAAAAAAGAACAACATAAATGTTTTCATTATGGGCAGAAGATAATCTAAAAAAATCAGCAAAATATACGGAGATTACAAATGAGTTTATATAGAAGCACAAAAGACAAGAGACATACCCATATCATCTATATTAGAGAGATAAAAGATGAAATGACGGGTGAAACTACCCTTGAACCCATCGTAGCAGAAGCAAATGGTCATACACACGTAGCAATAGTAAACGATGATGGGACTGTTGACTTGCTTCCTGCTGGCAAATCAGCACACACACACGCAATTGAAACCCCACTTGAGTTTATAGTAGATAAAACAGACGATGATGACCTTACTGAGACAGAAAAGAAGGCAAAATTCAAGAGAATGAAGGAAGAAGTAGAGGAATTGGAGAAAGAAAGTGTTGAAAAGGGTATTGAGAGTGAGGATTTTTATGCTGGTAAGCAATGGAGTGATTCTGATAAAGCAAAATTAACAGCAGAAGACCGTCCAGCAATTACAATTAATGAAATCGCAAGTAAAGTAGACCTTTTGTGTGGTTTTCAAAGACAAAACAGGACAGATATTAGAGCATACCCAATTGAAAGTGGGGATAATGATGTTTCTCAAGTAGCAACCGAGGTAGTTAAGAATATTTTTGACACTAATAATATTCAAGTAATTGAAAGTGAGGTATTCAAGGATGAAGTGTCCGTTGGTCGTGGTATCTATCATCATTATGTTGATTACAATGAGAATATGTTTGGTAAAATCGTAGTTGAGAGACTCCCTTGGGATTCCGTTCACTTTGGACCACACGATAAAGCAGACTTGAGTGATTGTGAGTATATTGTAAAGAGTGAAAGTATCCCCAAGAAGAAATTGAAATTAATGTTTCCTGATAAGAAGGAGGATATTGATAATCTTTACCATAAGGCAGAGGAATTGACCTTTGCTAAGAGAAATGTTTCCTTGGAAGGTATGGAATACCGTATTGATAAAGATGGTTTGTCCAACATTGTAGATGTTGAAAAGCAAATGATTATTGTTGATGAGATATGGGAAAAGAATTACTTGAATGCTTATTCAGTAGTAAGTTATGATGATATGTTCGTTGACACCATAAACGATTTGAAAGAATCTGAGATTAAAGCATTGGAAGGAATTGGTTTGGAAGTTATCAAGAGAACCATCCACAATATGAAGGTTACAATTTGTGCTGGTAGTATTATCCTTGACGAGAAGATTGAGGACCAAGACTTTTTCCCAGTGTTGCCAATCTATGCTAAGAGAACCTCCAAAGGTCATTTCTATGGTAAGATTGAGGATGTTAAGGATATTCAAAGAGAGATTAACAAGCGTCATAGTCAATCATTGGACATTGTTAATCGTGTAGCATCCTATGGTTACTTCTATGATGACAAAACATTTGAAAGTGTTAGAGAAGAGAATCAATGGAAGAGGGACTTGAGCAGAGCAGGGTGGACAGCAAAGGTTAGGGATGTTAATAGTCTTCCTGCGCAAACACAAGGGACCAAGATGCCTTCGGAATTGGTTGGTATGACCCAACTTGCTAGTGAAAAGTTAATGACAGTTATGAATATCTCCCCAGAAACCTTGGGTTTTAGTGAAAGAGAGGTATCTTCTGTTGCTATCATTGAGAAACGAAGAAATGTTTTAACCGCAAACGAGTTCTTGTTTGATAATTTAGCACAAGGAAAGAAGATAATTTCCAAGAACATCCTAAAGATGGTTCAAAAGATTTATTCAGCAGATAGATTGATGAGACTTATTAGCAATCAAACACCAGAGACAGAAGAACAAATGGCAAAGATTCAAAAGCAACAAAAGGCAGTTGAAAGATTGTTAAACGACACGAAGTTGGAAGAACTTGACATTGCTGTAGAAGTAAGTGCCAATAGTCCTACTACTCGTAGTGCTAACTTCTCTCTATTGCTTGAGATGGTCAAATATGGTCTTCCTGTCCCTCCTGATGTTCTTATCCAATCAAGTGACCTTCCTAACAAGGATGAGATTCTTGGTATGATTAGTGCCCAAGCACAAGCACAACAAGAAGCAGAGCAACAAAAGTATGATACAGAAATCAGAAAAACTATGATTGCCAAAGGTGGGGATGTTCCTCCTCAAGAGGGTGTCCAAGGAGCAACCTTGAACCCACAACAAATGGCATTGATGAATCAACAACAACCCCAACAATTCTAAGGAGTAAGAATGTTTAAAATAGAAGCAGTCAAATTACAAGCAGTATTAAACTATTTGCAAAAGAAACCTTTTTTTCAAGTAGTAAAAATAGCAGAAGCATTAGTTTCTGTCCCAAAGGAAGGACACCTATGTTTGGTGAATGATGACCTCAAGCAAGTAATGTTTGGGTATCTTCAAACTCAACCATTAGGAGAAGTTTACGACCTTTTGAAAATGTTAAATGAAGTAGGAAAGGAACCTGTATATGAAGTTCCAGAAGGGTTTGATGCTTCAAAAAGTATTATTCCCGATTCAAAATTAGAATGTTAATAAAAAAATTATATAAATACCACTATAAGAGATACACCTTTAAGGAACTCGCAATCTCCAAGCAAGGGATACTCGTATTATTGACCCCAATTTATAAGGAGTTTTAAATGTCAAACAGATCGGAATTACGCAATGGGCAAGATTTTGACCCTCAGTTATTTTTAAGTGGGGACACGCAAAGTCCACCAGAAGCAGATGATGATGTAGGAGACAATGAGGTAGAGGATACTATTGAGCAGGAAACTGAAGATGTAGAACAACCTACCGCCGAAGCATCGGAACCCGAGGAGGGACACACCGAAGAAGCAGAGGAAACTTCAGACGATGTTGAAGCATTGAGGAAGGAATTAGAGAATTACAAAAACAGATATAGTAATGCGGAGAAACTTATAGGTAAGCACTCCCAAGAACTACATCAGTTGCGTCAATTCTATAATCAACAATTAACGCAGAAACAAAGTCAAGTAGAACCAGAAGATAATGGAGAATTTTTGGATGAGTTTATTAAAAATCCAAAAGACGCATTAGCGAAGGAACTACAAAGAAGGGAACAAGAGTCATATAGTCAAAAACAACAACAAGATAATTGGGTAGCACAAAACACACAACAAGTGTATGCTCAAGTGCCAAACTTTGACGAACTTAGGAATGATATTCTTAAAGTTGCGATAGAGGATGGTATAGAAAACCCAACGATGGAGATGTTGCAACAAACTGTTGACACCGATCCCCTTCTGGCAATTCAATATGCCAAACGAGCATCCTTGAAGCGAGAGATTGAGAGGGTCCAAAATAAAGGTAAGGAAACTATTAAGCAAATTGCTAGTAATAGTAAAAAAACCCCTACTATAAAAGGAAAATCAAAGTCTTCCTCCTCCAAGGAACTAACAAGTTCCGATCTCAGGTCAATGCCTAGAGAGGAAATCCAGAAAAGACTTAAAGACTTAGGTTTTTATGGATAAAACAACAACAACTCATATATTTTTAAAATAAAGGAGAAAGACAATGAGTAAAACTACAGTATTATCCGCTGCTAATGAGGCAGTGAAACTATGGTCGGAAGAACTCTTCCGAGATATGATTATAGACCCATTCTTCGCAAAGATGATGGGTGGAAGTTCCGCTATCGTTCATACGAAAGAGGACTTTATGGCAAAGAAAGGTGACCGTTTGCGTTTCGCAATTCGTAACCGATTGACTGGTGCAGGTGTTACCAATGGAGAAACTCTTCGTGGTAAAGAGGAATCCCTCGTAACCAGCACTTCAGACCTTACTCTTAATGAGTATAGACACGCAGTATCTTACGATTCTCTTCTTTCAGACCAAAGGGCACAATACTCCCTTCCTGAAGAAACTCGTATGGCAATCAAAGACTGGGCAGTTGAGAAACTTGACGAACTTTGTTTTGATGCTATCACTGCTTCCCCAAGCAAGATTGTTTATTCTGGAAGTGCAACTTCAACCGCTACGGTTTCTGATAAGTTGACTCCTTCTTTGATTTCCAAACTTCGTGCTATTGCGAAGACTGGTGACAATCGTTCTTTCACCCCAATTCGTCCTGTTAAGGTTGATGGTGGAGAATATTATGTTCTCTTGGTTCACCCTCACCAAGCATATGACCTTAAGGTTGACACGACTTGGACTCAAGCACAAAGAGAAGCACAAAATCGTGGAGATAAAAACAATATCTTTACTGGTGCTTTAGGAATTTGGGATAATGTAATCGTTAAAGAATCCGAAAGAGTTCCCGTAACGACTACTTGGGGAGCAGGTGGAGCAACAGCAGGTGCTAAGTCAGTCCTTCTTGGACAACAAGCATTGGTTGCAGGATACGGAATGCGTCCAAAAATCGTTGAAGACGAATTTGATTACGGTTTAGAAAAAGGGGTTGCCATCCAGATGATATTTGGTGTTGCCAAGCCCGTTTTTAACTCCAAAGACTACGGTTCAATGGCAGTTTACACCGCTCGTACAGCACTTTAATTCATAAGGAGATAAGAAAATGAGCACAGTTACATATTTTACCGACAAATCTCAACCTTGCGAGGTTGAAAAAACTCTTGTGATGAAGAACGAAGCAGTTATTGATTTCACCTTGAATCCTTGTATTTCTGGTGATGTCGTTCAAGCACTTGACATCCCAGCAGGAGCATTCGTAACCGCAGTGGTTACCAATGTTATCACCGCAGACGCTAATACAGTTGATGTTGGTGACGCAACCGACCCTAATGGTTGGGACGCTTCAATTGATACCAGTTCTACTGGTGTTATCTTGGGTAATGGTGCATATGCTTCCGCAGGTGGAAAGTATTATGCTTCTGCCGATACTATTGACTTGACCATAACAAATAATATGGACACAGGCAAGATTTCGGTTGTTGCTAGCTACTTTATGCTTGAAAACCTCTAATTAGAGGACAAGTTTTGAAAGGGATTGGTAGGGGATTACTTCTACCAGTCCCTTTTTCTTCACAACAAACTATAATATATAAATACCAGTATAGACAGGAGAATAGCAATGAATATATTAATAAATGGCGAAACAGGTGCAAAAACGGTTTATCCCGATTTTAGTTCTTTTGAAGGCAATGAACAACTAGCAATCTCCGCAACTGGATTAAATGGAAGTGAAGCAATCGTTCTTCAATTCTCAGTAAATGGCACTGCTTGGGAAGACCTTTATCAGTATGGTGTAAGAATCACCTTGACTGCTACAAATAATTCAGTAGGTCTATATGCTCCTGCAAGGATTCGTTTAGTAAAACCCACAACTGTCAACCCAGTATATTTAGGGATAGGCACAAAAGACACGAATGTCCATACCTCTTAAGGAGAAAAAATGATTATTGCTCCATTATCACCAGTAAACGCAAGTCCTAGTGATTGGACTATCAATGGTGACTTTACAGTAGTTGGTAGTGCTTCTATTAGTGGTTCTACCTCAATTCAAGGTGACCTTTATGTATATGGTGACCATTATGACATAGGACAAACCTATATCACAGACGCAGAAACCATTGTAGGTTATATTAGTGGTTCTGGTCATATCGGTGCAGTATCACAATATACTGGTCTTCGTGTAGACAGAGGTTCCCTAACAGATTATAGAATAGTATTTGATGAAGTAGATGACTATTTTAAAATTGGAGAAATAGGAAGTGAACAAATTGTTCAAACAAAAGAAGGTGCTACGACTCAAGGCAAGGTTGCTTTTGGTAGTGCTAATGATTCTCTAACAGAAGATTCCCTATTTCATTTTGATTCCACAAATGATAGGTTAGGTATTGGTATCGCATCCCCAACAGAGAGATTACAAGTATATGAAGCATCTACAGCATCCGTTAAGGGTTGGGTAGGTAATACTGGTGGTTCAATTTCCCTAGAAGCAATTAGTGGGTCAGGAGATGCTAAGATTAATGCTACTGGAGCATTAACAATGTATAATGCCAATGGTCTATTCCTTGAAACAGAAAGTGGAGCAGGTAAGATTGGTCTTGGTGGTAACTATAATGCTACTTACAATGTTTATTTACACGGTGCGGTTGGCACATCGTCTTCATTGACTGTTACCAACGATGTTACCTTAACTGATGGTAGATTGATTGTCACAAGTGCTAATGGTTCAAATTTCAAAAGAACAGGGGCATTAGACGCAAACCCTATCCTTGAATTTTATAATGATTCTGGTGAAGTAGCAAGAATAACAAGAAGTGGTAATTTAGGTATAGGTGCTTCTGCTCCAAACTTTAAATTACATATCCACGAAGCAACTGGTGGTGCTGATGCTGTAATGCAATTCACAACCAATGCTACTACTTCCGCAGTAGGTTCTGGAACTATACTTTTTGTAGATGATACTGACAAATCTTTTAATATATTAAATAAAGAATCGGCACCAATTAGCTTCTTTACCGCAGGGACAACACAAATGACCTTAGATGGTATTGGTGGTTTAAACCTTATTGGTAATTCAACAGAAGACGAATATCTTAAAGTAGGTGTTGGAAGAAGTGGAAGTGGAAATGCTTATCTTGACTTGGTTGGAGATGCTACATACACTACTTATGGTTTGAGAATCATTAGAGGAAATAGTGGTGCTAATTCCAATAGTTACATCTACAATAGAGGGACAGGTTCCTTAAACATTGTTGCTGAAGATGCTGGAACTATTAACATATCCACAAACGCAACTCCAAGAATAACAATTGACTCTGCTGGCGTTATTAGTTTTAATACTTTAAATTTGACAGCGGTAGGTGACCCTATCAATGCTCAAGACGCAGCGACCAAAAACTATGTTGATAGTAACTTTTTTAATGCTAGTGGAACACCATTAGATAACCAAATTGCTATCTTTACAGACGCAACTACAGTTGAAGGTGACGCAAATTTTACTTGGGACGGAACTACCTTTCAAGTTAAAAATACAGCGAATACTCTTAGTGCTATCCTTAATACTTCTGGTAAAATGTTAATCACTCAAACTACTGGAACTTTACCTTGCTTTGCAACTAGGACTATTGCTTCTACACAAGATAGATTCTATGTTAATGCTTTTGGTAGTATGTATTGGGGAACTGGAACAGCGGAAACAGATGTTATTTTTTATCGTTCAGCGGAAGGTATATTAAAATCTTCTGATACATTAGAAGCAGATACATTTAATATTGTTAGCAGTGCTACAAAGATAGATGTAAATGCTGGTGTAATGCAATTTACTGATGCCACAAATGGGGCAGTTACTTTAACACAAATAGCAAACGCAGTAGACAACTATGTGGATGTCAATGGTGATACTTACCTTGGGACATTGAGTGTTGATTCTACACAAGCAACTATTGATGCTACAAGTGCTATTACAAGTGTGCAACCAGCAGACGAAGTATTGGTTAGAGATGCAAGTGATAGTAATTTCCTTAAAACTGTAGCATTTAGTGACCTTGGAAAATACACAAATACCAATGTTGGAGATGGTTCTAATACAGTTTATACTATTACGCATAACTTGGGCACAAAAGATGTTCTTGTTGTTGTTAGAGATAATGGAACAGACGATTTAGTTCAAGTTGCTACCGTTGCTACCACAACCAATTCAGTAACCTTAACTTTTACAACAATTCCAACAGCATCGCAATATACAGTCAAGGTAATTTCGTAAGGAGTAAGAGATGCCTTACGAATTAAAAACCAACCTCAATGTGGATGGTGACCTAACTATCACAGGGAGCATTAGTGGAAGTTTTTATGGAGATGGTTCATTCTTAACAGGACTATCTGGTGCCCCAGTCAATTCTATCCATATATCATCCTCTAGTGTTAGTGGTTATGGTTGGATTATTGATGAAGATAGTTTTGCAAGTGAGAGTATTTCAAAAATACCTACACAGCAAAGTGTAAAGGCATACATTGATTCTATATTGATACCTGCAAGTGGACCCTCAAATGGTTTTACTTCTGGTGGACTATCTGGAAATGTAATTGATAAATATGCTTTCTCAGCAAATACAACTGCATCTGACCACGGGGATTTAAGTGTTAATAGATGGTATACCAACGCAGGTGCTTCGTCTTCTACCCAAGGATTTACTTCTTGTGGATATAATGGTGGAACCCTATCTAGTATTGATAAGTTTGATTTCGCATCTAACACAACTGCTACAGGACACGGAAATAATGATGTCACTAAATATGATTGTGCTGGAACTAACTCTGATACCGATGGTTTTATCATTGGTGGAGTTTCTGGAGCAAGCACCAATTCCATCACAAAGTTTGCTTTCTCAGCAAATACAACTGCATCTGACCACGGTGATATAAACAATGCTGTAAGATGGGGTAATACATCCAAAAGTTCTACCCAAGGATTTACTATGGGTGGTTATACTACAGCATTAATTAATGTAATAGATAAGTGGAATTTCTCAGCAAATACAACTGCATCTGACCACGGTGACCTACAAACTATTAAATGTCAGGGAGCGGCACACTTTTCATCTACTCAAGGGTTCCACGCAGGTAATAATGGACCAACTGATATGATAGATGTGTTTAATTTCTCAGCAAATACAACTGCATCCGACCACGGAAACTTGAGTGTTGCCCGTTCTTACTCTGCTAACTCATCTTCTACAACCCAAGGTTTCACAAATGGTGGTAATACTGGTTCTGTGAGTAATGTGATAGATGTTTATGATTTTACATCTAATACAACTGCCTCTGACCACGGTGATTTGAGTGTTGCTAGGTCTGATAGTGCTGGTCACCAAGGGGGTTAATGTGAGTGAACTTAGAATAAAATCTGATTTAAACATTGACGGAACCCTAACTACTAGTGGAATCATATCAGGAGCAGTATTGTTAGGGGATGGGTCTAATATTTTAAACCCAGCAGGAAGTGCCCCAGATTATCTTCAAACAACTGATACAGACATTAGTGTATTTTCCTTTGTTGACACAGACCCTACTCTATCTGGAGACTCGGATACTAAATTGCCTACACAAGCGGCAGTTAAAGCATACATAGATTCGTTTTATTTCACATCAAAAACTAAAGGTTATGTTGCAGGTGGTGTTTCGGCATCCCTAACTGACACAGATGCTATAGAATCCTATTTATTCTCATCTAATGTAACCTCAACCTCACATGGAACCTTATCATCACAAAGAAATGGTGGTAGCACATCTTCCTCTTCTACAGATGGGTTTATAGCAGGTGGCGAAGACCTTAGTGGAACTCCTACCCTAACAGCAGAAATTAGCAAGACAACCTTTGCTACAGGGGGAGCAACAAGTGACCACGGTGATGTTATTACCTCTCGTTTATATACCTCTGGTAATAGTGGTGTTACAGATGGTTATGTAGCAGGAGGTATTATTACCGCAACAAGACAAAATATCATTGAAAAATTCCCCTATGCTACAGCATCCTCAAGTGCTGACCACGGAGATTTAACTGACACAGTATATCAAGGTTGTAATCAAGAAGATGGGACATATTGCTACTATAGTGGTGGGACAACTGCTTCTGTATGGACCAATGTAGTCCAAAGATGGTTAGAAAGTTCTAATACTACTGCTACAGACCTTTTAGACTTATCTGTGGCAAAAACAGGGCAACCAGCAGGGTTAAGCACTAGCACCCGTGGTTATACTTGTGGTGGTTCTCAAAGTGGTTCAATAGCATCCAATGTATGTGACTATTTCGTATTTGCAACAACGGCAACCGCAGTTGATTATGGTGACCTTAGTGTTGGCAGAAATCAGGTTAGTGGGTCGTATAATGATTATAATGGATATATGAATGGAGGTTTCTCTGGAGCAATCTACTACTCTACATTGGATACCATATCATTCTCATCCAATAGTGTAGCAAAAGACCACGGTGACCTTAGTGTTGCTAAACATTCAACGATGGGGATGCAGGGATGAGTGATTTAAAGGTTAAATCTAGTCTACATATTGATGGTGATGTTACCCTTAGTGGAATTATTAGTGGTGGATACATCTATGGAGATGCTTCTCTACTTACAGGTATTAGTGGGGTATCAGTCCCAAATATAGTTTACACAACTACTACAGATGTTAGTGGAGCATCCTTTGTTTCACAAAATTACCTATTGGGTGAAAATAGTAATTCTTTATTCACAACACAAAAAGCAATAATTCAATACTTGGCATATGTATCTCTCACTACTGGTTTTCATTCTGGTGGATTGGCAGACGATAATACTACAGTATTAAATAACATTGAAAGTTTTGATTTTTCTACCCTAAGTAGTAGTGCCGATTTTGGCGATTTGAGTGTAGCAAGATATGCAGTTGCAGGGTCAAGTTCTGATGCACACGGATATACCGCAGGTGGAACAACAGGGACAGAAAGTAATGTAATAGATAGGTTTTTATTTGCTTCATCTGGAAATGCTTCTGATGTAGGAGATATGACGAGTGCTAGACACTCTTGTGCTGGGCATTCTGGTGGTCAATATGGTTATGTTTCTGGTGGTAGTGAAAGTGGTGGTAAAACCAACATAATTGAGAGATACTTATATACTTCATCTGGCAATGCTTCAGATATAGGTGACCTCAATGAAGCAAAAAATGGTATGGCAGGGTGTAGTTCTGGGACACACGGATTTGCTTGTGTAGGCACAAACGCATCATCTTCTCTTAACACGATTACAAAGTTTTCCTTTGATGCGTCTACAACTGTTACTGACCACGGAGATATTGCTAACGCAAGAGATATTGCTACAGGGATTAGTGACCTCTTAAATGGTATGGGGTATGTTTGTGGTGGACAAACCACAGGAGCATTATCATATATTGATAGATTTTCTTTTGAATCTTGTGTTACTTCTACCTCACACGGAGACTTGTATGTAGCACGATATTTTGCTGGTGGGTGTAACTCATCTGAGTATGGTTTTGTTTGTGGTGGGGAAGAAGGGTCAGCATCATCCAATACGGTCCTAGACCGTTTCTCGTTTGTTTCTAATGTAACAGCAACTTCATTTTCATCCTTAGTTCAACCATCATACGCCCTTTGTGGTTTTCAATCGTAATATTATGTAAATAGGAATAAGGAGTATATAAATGACTACAGAAATACAATTAACGACAGAAGAAAAACTTTTACCGCTATACCCAGTTGGTAAGACTGAGGTTGCTCCGCTTATTGGCAAAGCAATTGTTTCCATTAATGAAATGAATGAAACCTTCAAGATATGGAATCGTAGTCATAGTGATGTTACTTGGAATGCTATGGTTTTGGACGAAGAGAGCGAAACAAGAAACCTTCGTCAAATCGCAGCGGAAATCAAAAGAAAGAGAGACGCATTAACAGAAGTTCATTTCGCATATAAAAAGAATATTCAACAAGCAAAGATAAATGAAGCAAAATCAACGAAAGAAACTGATAAACTACAATCAGAAATGTATATGATTGAAGCACTTGAACAAAGAGCATATGCTCAAATGAAGCACGAAGCAATTCTTGGTGCTACTAAGGACATTCAAGCATTGAAATCATCCTACGATAAGATTATGGAGAGAATTATAGCAAAACACGGTAAGTTGGACGAGGAGGTATTTGAGCAAGAAGAGAAGCGTTATTGGGTTAAGAGAGGTTTCAAGCAATCAATGACCGATGTAAGAGAAAGAGGGAATATTTCAAAGGGAGAGCAAATACTCCTAGAACAAATTGGTTTGGAACCAATGGAAGTATTAAAAGACATTAAAAACTATCTAGGGTTTATAGATGAAAACCTCAATAATGGAAAAACCATTGACCAAAATGCAAGACAAGATTTCTTGGAGCAAATGGCAGACAAATATGTTGGTAAGTTAGACAAGAAACTTGAAAAAATGGGTCAATCAACCGAGCATCTTTATCTAGGAGAATAAAAATGATTGTGGAATATAAACTTAATAAGTCTGAGAATGGCAATATGATTGTTCCTCCTTGGGTTGAGAATTGCGGTCATTTCTTTGACCCTATTACTAAAACATACATTGGTTTCGTATCAAGTGAGAATAATCGTGAATTCTATGTTCCCGATACAGTGAATTATCTAACAGTAGACGAATTAAAAACAAGGGTTCGTGGCATCCCAATGAGAAAACCATTTACGAATGAATTTTTTAGTAATGCTGAGAAATACGAAATGGTAGAGAATGTAGTCTCCATTAACGACTTAGCATAATGGAGAATTCTATGTCTGACTCCGAACAATACGAACTAGAAGAAAGACTCAAGAAGTTTCTATCAGGTGCATTAACCGAGATGGGGAATAAACTTATGGTAGACTTTAAGAATTTGTTACTAGAACACGAAAAACAAATTACTAAAGAAATGTCTACACAAGATAAGGAAATA